GTTTAGAAATAGTAAACGTGATAGGTGTTTCTGTAACATCACCCATGATTGAGTGATTAGTTTTAAAAGTTAAAAGCTTAATCATCCTTTAACCCTCATGTTACCATCTAACACACCGATGGTAACCCATCGTTTCGGAATCAGCATTTCCCGATTCTGAAATTCCCGAACATTGATAGTTGGATCTTGCATCCAACCAACAACTTCGACCATGTTGTCAAAGTCACGCAGGAACAGTTCATACCTGTCTGCATGTGGCAACTTATGCTCAACAACTAACTTCTTTGCCAATTCACGTAGATTCATATACATCCTCATTTAAATACGATAAAATAATTATAACACAATATACTAACAATTGCAAGGCTTTACTTGGCAAACTTGGTAAAATCTGGTTTCTTCCAATCGGCAGGCTTAAGAACCTTGCCGTCTGCCCGTTTCAGGACAGTTTTAGTTTCCTTGTCAATCTTCTTTAGGTTACTTAGAGCACCTTCGTCCCAAGCACCTGTACAATCCCATCCACGGGATTTCATGTACCCAATGATTACCCAAATGGTATCAAAACAGGCATCAATAGTTTCAACATCATCATTCTTGCTAACAGCATCAATGAATTCATGGTATTCTTCATTGATTAACCTACGATACAAAAGAGATTGTTCTGCATTATCTTCTTTTGTGGTTTGGCCTGCTGCGACCATAAATGTTTCCACATCTCTGAATACATCACTCATATTTTTCAACCTTAATATTACATTTTTCTAAAAATTTTAAACCATCATCATTTTTATATGTGTCTCTATAATAAACACTATTGATACCAGATTGGTAAACCAACTTGGCACAATCTAAACAAGGCGCATGTGTAATGAACATTGTTGCACCATCTGTAGAGTTGGTAGATTTGGATAATTTAATTAGTGCATTTTGTTCAGCATGAATAACCTCTGGCTTGGTCATAGTTACCACAGTACCTGTAAAATCAGTATGCTTAACCATTTCACAATTATTATCCCAACCAGCTGGCATTCCATTCCATCCAAAACTAATAATATTAGAATCTTTTACTATAACAGAACCAACATGAAGTCTTGTAGCATAAGACATTTCAGAAATTCTGATTGCCAAATCCATATAAAGGTCATTATATCTTCGTTTTTTGAGTTTTTCCTTTTCGCCATCCATTTTCAATTTCACTTTCTTTTTTTACCATCTTATTCGTTAAACCATTTGTTATCCAAAACATTCCATTATTTCTTTTATTTGGCAATTGAGCAATTCTTTTCAAATGCCCAGAATTGGAATTTATTTTACCTTGAACTTGACCACCCATTCTAGCAATTTCAGTTCTCAATACTGGATCAAAAAAAGCATTTACTTGTTTTTCTCTACACACTATAGAACTTTTTTTACCACCAATAGAAGAGCCTAAAGTTTGTATATTTTTCATATGGCCGGATTCTCTATTTCTAGGTCCTTGGATTTTTCCACCCAATGAAGAGCATATTTTCATAGCTTCATCGGTTTGTCCTGTAAGCAAATAGTAAGCGCCCAAGTCTTCTTTTTTACCATATTGTTCATATAGTTTTAAATGTTCTTGAGCATGTTCTTCCCTAGTCAATTCGATTAAGTTAGATGAGTCATCTGACCCGCCCATATGTTTAGGTAGTATGTGGTGTTTATGTTTCATACTCTTATTTATAAGTTTTACATGCAGAAAGTCACATAAAATCAATAAATTTCTGTTTCATTCTAAAAACGCCAATGGTACTTCCATCTTACGCAAGCCATTTGCATAGAAGAAGAATGGTACAAATCTCTCATTTAAGAAACCAGGATATCTCCATGGGTTAATCTCTGTACAGTTGTATTGTTGTTTGCTTTTATCAGGGAATGTGTTAGAACAATTCTTCCAAATAAATTCCATAATTTCAAAATACTCATTTACCAGTTGTTTGAATAGGTGTCTAGGTAGAATATAAACACATTCATAATTACAAATACTGTAATCAGTAAACCATAACATATGTTTACGATAACTTGGATTTACAACTTGAATGCCTTCTTTGAATAGATTCCAATATTCAGGCAGTTGTGATTCTAAGTATTGATTCTCAATAGAATTATGCATCATACGATAACGACTACAAACAACATCAGCTGATTGTAAATATCTTAATGCGGCTTCTTTTTGAGATTCAGATGTTAACATCTTACATGAGTCAACATTAGATGGTACATGAAGTTTTTCACCAACAAAACCAACACCTTGTTGAATTGCTAAGTATCTACGATATGAACCAACACCAAGATACTCTGATTCAGTATCATTGTTTGCAAGGTAGTAATCGGTTGCTTGTTGACCTAAAGCTTTGAGAAAATCAAGCTCATCAACTTGTGAATAATAATGGCGATACTTACTGATAGTATTCAATCCACTATTTACATTAGTGTACTCACCATTGGGACTTGGTGGATGCCATTCAAATGGACCAGAACCTCCAGCATAGGAAGCTTTAACCCAACTTGAATCGAAATTAAAAGCATACTCTTTGTGAGTATGTATCATCATATTAATCATAATTTTCCTAAAGAGGGCCGAAGCCCTCTTGGTTAAGCTGCTACTTTTTCTTGTAGCAACTGAGCCTTAGGTAACTTTAAACTGTTACCAATTTCAATTTTACGTGGTTTCTTATTCTCAGGAATAACATTCTCCAATGCAATGCGTAGAATGCCGTCCTTGAATTCTGCACCACGGACTTCAATCGTGTCAATCAAACGAATTGATTTAGTGAATGAACGTGTTGCAATACCACGATACACATATTCAAATTCCTCTTTTTCTTTCTTGTCACCTTTAACAATTAGAACACCGTCATCCAATTGGATATCGATTTCTTCTTTGCTAAAACCAGCAACTGCCATTTCAACGACATAATGACTGTCATCTACTTTGAGTACGTTGTGTGGTGGGAAAGTATTAAGTTTTGGTACAGCCTGACCTTCAACGATTCTTTCGAGTTCATTGAATAGTTGGTCAAAGCCGACAAACTGAGGATACAATGTTGTAAAGCGTGTCATAGTTTTTCTCCTATTAAGCGAGTTGATAAAAATGATACCCCGAAGGCATATCTTCCTGCTTACTTTATACAGGGACAATTAACGTATGTCAGTTCAATTGCACGGACGCCTTATACCGTAGCATCAAACAGCCCTAAGGTGGGTTCTTCAATATTCTGGTGTTTTCTTTCCAATGTTATACTTAGCAATAAGTTCCCATTGGTCTTTTTCTTTGAATGATATAATTTTAATCTGGTGCAATGGTGCAATGTTGTCAACTAGTATATCTTTATTTAACACTTTAATCAAACCCCATTCTTCTAACAAATTAGCAATGGCGTTGCGCCTTTGAATATCATTCTCTGAAATATTAGATGGTTTACCATCCAATGCAAATAGTTCTTTGAAGTGAACGATATAGTATTTGCCTTGTTTGTGTAGAATGTGGCAAGACTGATAAAGAACCTTCTCTTTGCGAGAAGATACACCAATCCGAGTTAGTGTTTCACGTACCTTTAAAAAATCATCCTGTTCGTTGAGTGATACCTCAACAAACTTTGACAAATCAACCATATCATTTCCTTAATCCACCAGTATCGGTTTTTTCTTTTAGTTCTTGGATTTGTTCTTTGCTGAGTAAACGCCGAGCGTCACGAGCTTTAGAGTCAGAAAAATTGTAGATTTGCTTTATACATTCCAAATCATCATTCTTTTCAACTTTAGCCCACTTAGCAAATGGTCTTTTCTGTGACCGTACGGTATTTAGAAGGAAATCATTTTGTAGTTTTTTATCAATGAAGTGCCTACGATTCATTTCATTGGCATACATGATACAGTCTTTATGATAGGAAAGGCTTCGGTTGACCAAGAAAGGTGTATAGTCTTTCTCAGTAATTTCATCAACAATCAATTGCTTCTTGTTCTGCAAGATAGCGTTAACATAATCAAATGGATTCATAATTTTAATGCTTAACCAAATATTTAGTATCCGTAAGATTTAGACATTTTACGGACGGTTCGCCGGCGGTCAATTTACTACCATCCGGATCAGGCCAACGGAATCTATAGTCACAAGTAGCAGGTAGTTAGCCAACATGCCAAATGATTTCCTAGTAAAAGCAGCCCAAGCATAAAGACCACAACCGATGATCCAAATAGGATAAAGAGTAAGTAAAGGCGGGCTGGGAACCGTGAGAGCCATGGTAATTGAACACCCAATACTAATGCACCAAGCAAGCAGCTCAACGCAAAAGCGAAAACGATTAGAATTCCAGTCATCTTTAATCCATTCGATGGTTGGTTTAAATAGGTCTATAATCATACGAACTCACAGTTGACCATAATCTCGGTCAGGCAAGCCACAGTATTAATCTCTTGGTCAGCAACGAATGCAGCCTTGTACTGATAGTCAGCAAGAATCAACACAGCCTGTGGAATAGATTGAGGTTTCATTAAATCATACATTGAATCATATAGCTTGCGGTACAAGGTATTAGAGTCAACATCATTAGTAGCAACCCATTTACGAATAGAACCAAAGTCTTTATCACGGATGAATTTTACAATCTCTGAAATAGATACATCACCAATCTGTGCCAAGACACCAGTATCAATCTTACCAAACTGTGAATACCGCTGTAACTCATTAATGATACGGCGAAAGTCTGGGAAGTGCTTCTTGATTAGTTCAGCAATAACCTTGTCATCATAGTCAACGGATTCACTTTGCAAAACAGACTGAATTCGCTTAAAGAATGCACTAGCCATCTTGGCCTTCTCACCATTCTTTAGAGAGAACTCAATAACTGCACAACGTGAATGCAATGGTTCAATGATGCGGTTCTTGTAATTACAAGTAAAGATGAATGAGCAATTGCTTGCAAATTCTTCAATCGCATTACGCAAAGCAGGTTGCGTAGAATTTGGATTTAGATAATCAGCTTCATCAATGATGATGACCTTGCGGCCACCAGTTAAACTCATTGACGATGCATAATTTTTAATCTTGGTTCTGAATGTGTCGATACCTGATTCATCAGAACCATTGATTACGATGTAGTCGCAACCCACTTCGTTGCAAAGTGCTTTGGCTACGGTCGTCTTGCCTACTCCCGCCCCACCAGCCAGAAGAAGATTTGGAATGTTTCTCTGGTTGACGTACTCCTGAAACGGCAGTTTCAACCGTTCTGGTAGAATACAATCTTCGATTGTTTTCGGGCGATACTTCTCTGTCCATAACAAATGTTCCATAGGAACCTTTCACATAAATCATAATAAAAATTAGTCACGCTCATTGAAGCGAGCAACAACATCAAGGTAAGTATCAGTTACATTATATGTAATGTTATTCAAGGTAAAGATACTTGTAACTGGTTGCACTTCTGTAACATTATCTTCAGCATCCTTAAACGTAAGGTTGTTTTCATATACTGTTACAACATGAGCAGGGTT